TATTATCAAATTCATCAACTTCAGTTTCAGGTATGCCATCTAAAGTAATATATTCCCTGTATCTTTTATCAATTTCAGCACCAAGCAATTCTTTGTTACCACACATTAATGCTTCAATTTTCTTATCTCTATTCTTTTCACCATCAGTAATTGTTCTAATTGCATCTGTCAATTCTATTTGTATCTGTCTTGACTGTTCACGATAATGGACTCTATTTTTAGAAAATTGTTTTATCTCATCTTTAGTCTGTGATATTGAAACTCTCATTTCATCCATAAACTTTGATAAATCTTGTCGTATTTCTTCATCGTGCTTATCAGATTGAGCAGCATCAGATTCATGTTTATTATGTAATTCAACAAGACTTTCAGAGGTTCTTAATAAAAGTTCACGATCCTCCCGTTTAGTACGCATCCATTTTGTTTCTAATCCTAACTTATCAATTATCCATTCAAAAATTGATACAACAGCTTTTATACCAATCAACACAGTAAAAACAGATATGAAAAGAGATGCATAATCAATATTTATTAGTTCTAATATATCTTTCATGTTACGTTGCACCAGCCAATCTAAATAGCATTTTGGATTCCTTTTGCAACAAGTTTTGCAAGTTTCTTTCTGTTTATAAATCCTTTTGCTTTTTTATAATCAGATTCATTTGTGCAGAAGAATGTTTCCAATAAGATAGCAGGAGGTTTAGTTCCATTTAAAATATATAAATCTGTACGTTGGGTAGTTCCTCTGTCTCTAAAAACGGTAGCTAGTTGCTTTTGAACTTGTTCAGCATATTTCTTACCAGTATTAGATTTGTACAATACTGTTGTACCATAAGCAGATGGGGAAGCACCATTCAAATGTAATTCGATAACTAAATCATAATTTCCTTTATTGATTATGTTCAGTTTATAATCTTTTTCCTGTTTATGTGACATAAATTTTTTTTCTGGACAAATAATCCTTGTTACATCATGACCGTTTGCCTTTAATTTGTTGATAAGTTGTTTTGAAAAAGCTTTACACCAAATATATTCATTACACCCACCGTAACGTCTTCCGTCTGCACTTGTGTAACATCCGTTCTTTAATAAAGAGTGGCCAACCGATAATGCAATTCTCATATCACACCTACTTTCTAATTTTATTTATTAATTTTTGTACATCTTCTTCCAATATTTCTCCATTTTTCAAGCTGTCTGTTATTGACTGTGCTAACTGACTGGCAGTGGATAAATTTCTATTTTTCCAGGTATTCCATAATGATGTTCCAATTAAGAATATACCAGATATAATTGCTGTAATTTCTTTACTTTCAATTGGAAGAGTATTAATTCCAAACATCTGTAATACAGCATTTATTAGTGCAAGCAAAAGGATTAATATTCCAGATATTGATTCAGATGTAATACCACTTAAATTAATTTTATTCATAAAATATTCTCCATTCATAATTAGGAAAGATGATTACTTTATTCATAATTTTTACAATTTTTCTTTTGATTATGTTCTACATATTTGTCTTTTTCATTACAAAATCTTTGTCCAACACAAAGTTGTGATATAGTTCCTTCATTTCCTAAAAGTTTACAAAATATCATTTTTTTTTAGTACGATTTGAAATTTGTTCATAGGCATTTTTGCACATAATTATCACCTACAATTTGTATTCGAAATTTGGTTTACCAATTTCTCCCTTATATTGAATATTTACAGTATTCAGATTATTGTCAAAATTCTTTACATCTTTTATTCTGATTCCGTATTTATTAAATAGAATATCTAATATATTGCTATTTTTGTTATAAGAAATAACTTTACATTTCATTATCTTATAATTCTTATTTGTCGAAATAAGTTTAGATTTTTTAGATGTAAGAGATTCATCAGAAAATGTAGTAATTTCAGAATCATTTAATTTTATATTTTCATCTTTAATATCCACTTTTTCCTCCAATATAAAATGGACAGATACTCTTTTTAGCTATCTGTCCATAGTAATACATATTATTTTATGCAACGTTTACGTTAATTTCATCTGAAATTCCACCATAAGATATAGTAATTGTTGTTGTACCTTTTGCAACTGCCGTTACAATACCTGTTTCATCAACAACTGCAATATTTGGATCTGTACTGACAAATGTGCAATCTTCATTGTCTAATTCAATGTTGCTATACATTGACCCCTTCATACCGATTACTTCGATAGTAGTTGTTTTAGTTTTATCAGCAGAATCTAATTCAATTGTTCCAGGAGTGCCTACAATCTCAGATACAATAATCTTAAATTCACCATCGCTACGCTCTCTGACATAACCATATACGGCATTACCAGAATCACAGGTATCCCCTTCAACAGCAAGAGCTTTTCCTTCTATAGATGTAGATGTAACACCATCTGGAGTAAATTCAATATTAAAATTACCGCTAGGCTGGAAAGAAGGAACATAAATTTCTACTGTACCAACTTTTCCAAGTTTATTATTATGTTTATCTGCTGTTAAAATGAGTTCATATACTTTTGGAGAAGTTTCTGCATCAATAACAATAGACTGACTCATTTCTTTAAATTTATATGTAACATTTACAGTTCCTGATTCAATGCCATATGGTTTCATATCAATTGTATTTCCAGCTGGAACGACATTAACAGCGTTTTCGGCATCAATTTCAACATCAACATTACCAATAGGTGTATGAGGAAGAACTCCGATGCCTTCATTAATTGTTACGCATTTATAAATATCATATGCGTCATCTAATTTGATATTAATATCTGTGCCTAAATTAACGGCTAAATATCTTAAATTCCAGTCTGCTGCTTCAAGTTTAAAATTTAACTCTCGCCCATATTTGTAGGAGTAGATAAGTTTATTACCTTTACCAGCATTAATATTTTGTTCCTGCATACTTACTTCCATAGAAGTATTTAAATTTGTAGTACCTGTACATGCTAACATTCCATTATGCTTTAATGCAAAGTCAGCAGTTGATACCAAAAAACTTTTAGCTCTACTATTAGTCTTATTAAGTATATCTAATTTATTTGCCATTTAGTTTTCCTTTCTTAGCGTATTTTGACAAAATAAAAAGAGCATAAAATTGCTCTAATTATTTGCAGTATTTATTTTATTTGTTACTGATTGTTCATCTGATTTTAGAGAACTATATTTATCATCTTCACTTAATCCAGTCATCCAATATTCAATAGGTTCTTTGAATGATACCATTCCACTGCATTCTCCTGTTTTCATTATGTTGTAATTTTCATACAGTTGATAACGCTTTATGAACCGCCAGAATTTACGGATTGTCATATTCATGATCTGATTTTCAGTTATATTCATAGCAATTGCTAAAGAATCAATATAATCTTCGATAGTGGTATCTTTCTTTTTAGAATTTTTTGCATTATCTTTTTGGGCTTTTAACAGACGCTGCTCAGTATCATAATTTAAAAATTCATCAATATTAAAATCAATATCATTCTGGATAATAATTATACGTCTCAGATCATCAAATATCTGTGAAGTTATTACTTCTTCATTTATGATAAAATAACCATGCTGTTCCGAAATTCCAATTTCAGCGCTTGGGCAGCATAATTTTAGCAGTTGCATTGCTAGAATGTAATAATGCGCAAGTCCAGGAATTTTATATTGTTCTTCTAAGTCTTCTTTTCCCAAACAATAGATTAAAAAATCCATGTATGTCATCTTAATAATTGATTTTTCGTGAAATGTACTATTTTTTCTTACAATAATAGACTGAGATAATGGTTGAAATGATAAAATATCCTTCATAGTTACTGGATATAAAGTGATAGATTCATCATATTTAAATGGCTGATTGTAAATAGTATAAGGGAAGAGAAGTTCTTTGTTAATTTTCACAAGAATTATCCTCATTGTAATTCATAATTTTATATTTCAGACATTTGCCATAAAATTTATTATTAGGGCAGTAGATAGTACAATATCCCCTGTCTGCTGGCTTTACATCACCAATTCCAGCAATTTTATCTGTTCCATTCAAAGTCCTGTCAACAATGTCACATAATACATCAATTCTATTTGCATACGTTCCTGTAAAATATCCCATATCTTTAATTTCTTTTACAGTAGGGAAGCTCTTATCAGTTATTCTAACCTGTCTTTTAACAGTGAATACACAAACATATAAATTGAAATTTGTAAATAGATTTTGAGTTACATTATCTATATCAGTTTCTACGAATACAAATGTTTTTTCTTTTGTAATAGTATCTTCAACGAAATTGAAATCAAAAACTTGACCATCTTCTGTATATTTTTTTCCATTAAAAATCCATTCACCACCTAAAAGAATATCTATATCATCTAAGTATTCGCATCTTGAATCTGAAACAGGATTAATAACTTTGACAAAGTTCCTATTTTTTAAAAGCAGATTTATGATTTTATTCTTAAAGCTTGATGCAATATATAAATTTGCTATTATGAATCACCTCGCTTTATACAATATCCACTATAGATATTTCTTTTTCTCCAATCACTGTACTATCAACTAATATCTGCAATAAAAAAGATCCTCCTATTAGAGAATCATCATCAATCATTAATTTAATCCAATTGTTATCTTTTCTTTCTTCAATATAAAAATCTGATACTATATTCCAAGAAAACTCAATATCTTTCCAACTTGTACCTTCACCAGTTTTATCTGTAAAATCCACGGTGTAAATACATTGTACACCAACCTTTAAATTTACATTTCCTGAAATTTGAGCCGTTAAATCTATTGTTTCATTTGGATTATCTGGCAGTGGTGAAGTGGATGGTTCATTCATATCTACATAATTGCATACGCTTAGTTCAATTTCTTTTTCTGTTGGCATATATAGAGATTCTTTTACGATAATAGAAATAAATCCTTTTCCCATATAGGTATTTAGAACTGTGTCTGCACGAGTAATCTCATATACAGTCGGATTGATTTTGTTTTCATCTATTAAAAATCTTATACCTCTATCTAATTTAACAGTGTTTTCATCCAGTTTTATATATATCATTAACTGATCAGAACCCGTATAAATAACTTCAGTACCATTTTCTCCATTGTTATATTTAGACGCAGTTGTTATAATTGCTGGTGTTTCTCTTATAATCCCATTCTTATCTTGCCATTTTAAAAACCTATGACATTTCCCAAGCTTTCCTTCATTGTGTATTCCAGATACGTTAAACGACTCTACACATAACCAATATTCATTTTTGCAAGTATCATGTAAGAGCTCTCCTAACTCTATTTTAATATTATGCATAGCCAAAAATTTTGCAGTTATGCCATAACTTGCGCTATATTTTTTATCATAAATTTTAATAGGAATACTTTTACATGTATTATAAATTACGATATTAGGATTGTAGGATATATCATCTTGGAATCCATATGCCAAAATGTCCTGTGCGTCTTTAAGCTGTTCATCATATAAACTATATCCACTTTGTTGTATTCGTTGTTTCATCAATTGAAAACTCATCTATGCGCCTTCTTTCTATTTGTGACCAAATTGAAGAGGTTAGAGTGTTCATATGATTTATTAATTGCTAACTGGTCATTTTCTGATTTATATATAGATCGTAATTCCATTAATTTAGATAGATGCGTAGGTAAATTGAGGGATTTGAAATCAGATGATGATAATCTAGCTTTTAGATTAGTGGTTGCAAGAATTTGAGAATCTAACCATTGCACTACCATATATTCACATAATATTTCGTGATTATTATCATTTAGCCTAAAATTAAATTGCTCAAGTTCTTCGTCTCTGTCTGATAGATTCTGGCTGTTGCATGATTGAAATTTGACACAGGCAGGTCTTATATATCCCTTAACAATTTTATAAGCAATATCTTCTGGTAACTGTGATAAGTCTAAGTCTTTGATTTTTAAAAAAACTGAATCAGCAAGTTCTTTGTATGTTGTATTAGGCATTTTATCACCTACCTAAGTTTTATATTTTTACTCATTTAGAATTTCAAATTGTAATTTTTCCTGAAGCATTCTTAAAATATTTACATCCACAAGTTTCTTATTTTTATACATCTGTCGTACCTTTGAGATCAAAATGTCCCTCATATTAACAGCAATTGCATCGTCAATTACTTTTTTAATAGTCTTCATATCAGAATTAAATAGGTCAGTAAGATTATTAATTTTTGCAACATTTTCATATACAGGTGTAAGTCTAAATTTTTTAATGGCTCTTTCATCTAATAAAATAACCATTGGTTTTCGCAAAAACTCAGAACTGTAGTTATTCATTTCATTTAATTCAGCTATAGTCATTGTTTGGACTGCACCAATCTGATTCCATCTAAATAATGCATTTGTAATTCTTGATTTATATGTTAAACCGCCATATGTAATAGACTTGACGGCAATAGGTGTATTGTCAGAAATCTCTACAATATCGTCTACATCTTTTTCGTTCGAATCTTCCAGTTCATCAATAGCAGAAGAAATAGAATCAATCATTGAAGTAGTTAACGTAGTATTAGAAAAATTACAATTATCATTATTTTTATATATAGCTTCTTCTATATCATTATCATTTAAAACAGAATGTATATCGCTATCAGATTCTTTATCTTTGATTTTTTCAACTAATTTTTCTTTGCCAATATTGCCCACAGTAATGCCTATTGATTTGGCATATTCTTTTAATTGATCCAATTCCATATTATCGAAATTCATAGTTTCCTCCTAATAATTAGATATCTGCTATACACTTATCATGTATAGC